TTACTTTATAATTCCTTGAGTTGGAACTGCAATACCAGATGTTTGTGTAGTCCAACCATCTGCCATTTCTTTCATTGTTTCTATCATATACATGACAGATGTTCTAGGAAAGGTAAAGTTTCCATTAGGTTCTTCACCTGTCATAGAAATACCATTAACAAGTCCAACTCCTTGTTGGTTTGCCTGTACCATTCTTGGTTTATAGATTATGATGCTATTGAAATCATCGGCAATATATTTGCCGATGATCTCTGCACCGTTACTCATTACGAGAGTTACGATTTTGTTTTTCATTATACTACCTTTAGTCCTTGTGGGTTTTCGAGGAAATCACGATATGTTCCCTTGTTAAGCATACCACTATGATTTGCCTTGCTGGGGTCTAAACTAAACTGAATATCACCAGAAGGATCGGTAAGAAACTTATCTGTTGCATGACACAACATGATATGTACAGCAGCTGCCTTGTTTTCGCCAGAAAGTTCATAAGTATACTTCATAAACCATTCATCCATTCCATCAAACAGAGCAGTCTTTCTCTGCTTTAACTTGTGGCCCTTCAACAAACTTAGGAAAGGTTGAACCTTATCTTCCTTGCCAATATGAACCATCAAAGTTGCCCAAGCGTTGAACTGTCTCTGCCAAGGATCAAAGTTAGTAACCTTGCCATCGAAAAAGTCTTGTGTCAACAACATACCTTGTCGTACATCCTGCCTCCACTTATACCATAAGTCTACAGCATTAGTCATTGACAAACTCTTGCAACCATTTGCCTGAGCACCAGTTCCAGCTCTTCTCTTCAATACCTGTCTAAGAGTAGTTACCTCATCATTGGTAGCAGTCTTATCCTTCTTGTTGATAACATCTGTAACAGTTCTGTTCTTTGCTGGAGCAGCTTGAACAAAAACTTCTGGATCTACGCCTGTGACAATAGTGACTCTGACTGTTTCACCACGTTCAACAATAATATGCAGTCTGTGTTGAAATTCTAAGATGTTGCCTGATGTTGTGAACACACAAGCGCCTCCATCCCACATCCAACCATACTTTGCTGCACTCTTGCGAATTGCTGCTAGTTGTGAAGGAACAATCTTCCTGTTGTCATTATTGTGATTGTCAAGAATATATTGTGCCATTTCTGGAGTCATGTCCACAATAAATGTTTCTTGCTTAGTTGATTTTGGATTGAACGGTAATACGTTCTTTACTTCTGTAAGTGCCATTTGTTAATCTCCTTAGATACTGTTAGCACAACATGAACTATTTCATGTTTATAGTTTTTCATTATATCTTAAAAATACATATATGTCAATAACTTCTTTCTGGTTTATCCATATATTTTTTAAAATACAGTTTTGAGGTTGGTTGGATTTTATGCATCAACTCCTGAGTTTTTCTGTGGGGTCGATTTCTCCAACCATACCAATTTGAATCCTTCCCATTATGATAAGGTGGGTTGTATTCAAATAAGTCATACTGCTTTGCAGTAATGTCTAGGATATTGTTTTCTCTATCTTGCAACCACCAATGGTGTCTTGCAGGGCCTTGACAAGGCGCACTCATAATTCTAAGGTTTATATCTTTGAAGAAATACCAAAGTGCTTGTGTGCTGTGATAACAATGTCCAAAATATTTGTTTTGTTTATTCCATTCTCTATATTCGGGCGGGCAGAACTTTTCTTCTAGGTTGTTAATAATAAGTTCTTCTACCTTTTGAAATTCTTTTGGGTAATCATATTGTTCGTATTCTAGAACCCATGCAGCCCATTCTACATATGTTCCTGTTTCATCTTTACAAAACTTACTGTGTTTCATAATCATCGAATAATCTCAATATCAGCGTTGTTGTTCCATGTTTCAAGTTCAGTTCTCAATCTACCATCAGCCTTGAGTGATTCATATCTCTTTGATGCCTTCGACTTCCACCATTCCACTACACCATCAAAACTGTATCTATCGTAGTTCTCTTTCTTGACAAGCGTATCTGTTTCTAGGTTCAAGTATTCTTTGACATTCTCAAAACCAAAGTCAGACATATATGCACGTTTCTTTTCTGTCAAACCCTTTGCATCCAGAAATGTCTGTACAAACTTTTTGTACTCTTCTGGTTCAACATCTTTGAGAGATGCTTTGATAATAGATATCATTTTAGTCTGTGTCTTGAGTTTTCTAGAACTAGCAGAAGGGTCAACTAGAGGTTCACCATTACGTTCTTTGAACCAATCATTTAGGCGATGGAAGTTATCATCATTGATAAGAGGAGCAAAGTCTGATACAGTGTTGCCCTTGTAACGCAAGAATGGTTTCATACCATCATACTGTGATGATGATTTTGTAGACCCATAAAGAGATGTTGTCTCAAACATACAGAAAGGCCCACCGTACTTCTTGTCCAGTGTTTCTTTTGTTAGATGAGAACAACAGATAGATGCAAGTAGTTTACCACCAAGATAGTTAAAACCAAACGGTTGTGTTGGAACAATAATAAATCCCATGATAGAGGAATCATTGAACCGTTTCATTGTTGCTGGGTCTAATGTGTTGAGTGGTTTACCTAAGAAGTCATTACGAGGTTTTGAGTTGATTGTTGGTGAACCCAAACGAATAAATCCAGCAATCTGTCCTGTGTTCTTTTCATATACAACCCATTTGATAGATTTGCCTGGCACTGATACTTCTACAGCGTGTGATGTTACAATCTCTAGATAGTTTACGAATATCTCATTGGATACTTCTTTACACTCAAACTCCATATCATTTGGATGCATATCAAATGTATCGAACATATCATCTTCAGGCCCCAATCCTGGCAAGGATGTGGGATAATTACCCATACGTTCAAGTTTCACTTTTCTAAGATAATCATCAATCCTACCAAAGTTAGAAAAGTAATCAACAAATACATTAGCCGCATACAGAGCGTCAGTTCTATCTAAAATCATGTAAGTCCTTTAGTTGGAGCGGGCAGAGGGAATCGAACCCCCATCATCAGATTGGAAATCTGAGGTAATACCATTATACGATGCCCGCATTTAAACAAAGAAATCATCCAATGTCATCTGTGTACCATATGAACGGTCGATAGTCCAACCGATCTGGTTCATAATAAAAGTAAGAGGTTCAATGAACGCCTTCTCGAATTGTATATCATAGTCCAAATGTGAGTGAATGTCAAGCTCTTTTGGTAATTTAGTTATAAAAGATATAACATTAGATTGCATACGATTAGGAGTACGCATATTGATAAACTTGATTTTTTCACCCTCTTGGATTAGTGGATACTTGTTAGTCAACTTCTGCTGACGAACAAAATGGTTGTAAAGAATAACCCCCTTGATGTGCATGGGAGCACCCTTTTTGAAAATATTTGCACCGTCACTCCATTTACTAATACCGTTTACAGAACGAGGAAAAGCAATCTCTTCTGGGGGAAGTTTCATAAACTCTTCACGAAACTCTTGGACAAACTTGTTTACGTCCTTTTCTGTACCTTGCATGATAATCTTCAGTGCTTCTTTAATCTTCTCACGACATGGTGCAGGCGTGGATGACTTGACTGCTTCAATGCCCATAATCTTGAGTTGTGGGTCTTGATAACGAACACCTTCAACATCCCATGCATTAAGAATGTATCTTTTCTTTGCAGTCCAGATACCCTTGTCTGCAATCACCTCACGGGCCATCTGCATCTTCTGTTCATATGCATTTACATACGAAGCAAGAGCTTGGTAAGACTTATCAATAAAAGGTTCAATCTTCTCTTGAGCCACTCTGTCAAGGAAGTCCACCACCCATTCACGATAACTATCCTCTGTCTGGTCTGTTCCCTTTTTACAGCATCTATCAACAAGTTTGTCAAAAGTAATGTATACCGAATCCGTATCTGACGCAATGACATAATCTTCTCCTTCAGTTTTCAACAGTTTGTTGAGATATACATTCAGAGACTTTTCAATCCATCGAATAGACAACTGGCCAGATGTAGTAATCCCTTCTGCAATACGCAAATCATAATATCGAAACCATTCATTACCAATCGCACCATAAGCAGAGTTTAGTGAAATCTTTCTTGCCATTTGGATATTGTTGTAACGAGAAACTTCTTTAAGATATTTAGCGTCCTTTGTATTCTCATATTCCTGTTTTGCCTGCAACATCTTCTTTTTGTAAATAGTACGATCATCATACATCGTCTGCATCATTTCAGGCAAAAACCCCTGATGACGTTTGTGAAACATTGCACCGTTTGGTGTAAAGGAAACATCAGAAGGTATCTTTGATTTGTCAATATTCTGAGAAAGAAGAGTATCTACAGATTCTTCACCAAAGTCTAGTTTGCCATCCATCAATGTTTCTGGGGAAAGATTGTACTGCATAATCAAGTGTGGATACAAAGAGTTCAAGTCAAATGACATAACCCATTTGTGTTGTCCAACCTGAGGCTCTTTTACATATGCACCAACATACTTGTCAGACTTTTGCGAACCACGTTTCTGTGGAATGACAATCTTTTTCTGTAGAAGATGGTTGTAGATAAGAATATCCCAATACTTAACAGACGTAAATGAATCAGACATATTTACTTTTGCTTCATATGTCATAGTCAAAATCAAGTCAATCAGTTTCATCTTATCATCAAGCCTATCGACAAGTTCAACGTCTTGAATATTGTAGTCTAGGAAAGACTGATAATCTTTTGTGTACCAATCACGAAAAGTCTCATATGGATTTTCATCTTTACGTTCACCAAGTTCTACGAAAGCAATATGGTCAAGACGATATGATTCCTGTGCAGAATAAGTAAACTTACGATACAAAAGAAGATAGTCAAGTTCTTCAACGCCCATGATATCATAGACTTGTTCTTTCTTACCATAAGAGCCAGTGATTGTTCTTGCATTGACTACACCCCAAGGTGAAAGTCTCTTCATTGCATCTTCACCCATCACCGATTTGATACGGTTGCAGATATAGGGAATATCAAATCGTTCAGTATTCCAACCAGTAATGATATCAGGGTAATCACTTTCCCACCATGAAAGGAACTGAGCCAGAAGTTCACGTTCAGTCTGACACTGAATATACTGAACATCTTCTCTGTCGTTTTGATATTCGTGCAATCCCCAAACCTTGATACGTCCTGTATCATGGTTCTTGATTGTGATGGAAAGCATCGGTTCAAGTGCCTGATCAGCATTTGGGAAACCGTTCTCACACTCCACCTCAATATCAATAGTGACAATACGCATCTGCGAACTGTCAAACTGAATTTGCTTGGGATACTTTTCTGCGATATAGGTATAAGGAAAGAGTGTCAATCCATAAACCAAATGAGGTTGACTTTGATACTGCTCAACAAATTCCTTTGTCTCTTTGATAGAGAGGAACTTCATAGGATTGACGTTCTTACCGTCTAAGGTTTTCCAGCCAGTGTCCTTCTGAACAGGCACATAGAGAGTGGGTTCGTACTTAACCTTGAAGTTAGAACGAACACCATTCTCTACTGCACGAACAAGTAGTTGATTACCCCATTGGGCAACGTGTGTGTA